GTCCCCCCCATCGCACATATACACACGCGCGTGTCTGTGCGCGTGGTCCAAATACAACTCACGTGGTTTTTCGTGAGCGACCGGGCAAAGGCCCCCGGACATGGCCATGCAAGTTTATCTTCCGATATTTTTCGGAGATTGGGCGACTTGCAACGCCCTTTCTCGTGCGCATTTATAATAGGCGCGCGTCTTTGCGCCTAGTGCACCAGCGGTCACGCAGGTGTTTCCATGTGTTTATCGTTTGGGACCATGGGCAATGTCGTCCCCATGCGCAGTCAACATAGCAACCTTGCGAAGCAACTGATCATATGTGGGGATTTCATCATCCACTTCGGAGTAAACACTCTTCTGGTCTTCGCATGGAGGACCAACCTCCCCAAGCCTTTGTTCCAGAGCATAAATCCTTTGCAGCAACAAATCACTGCGTGGGTCCGACACCACTGGCTGCTGAAAACTAGCTTTGTGGCAGGCCATCAAAAATTGCCCCCTCAAGGTAAGGCCACCGACTCCCACATTTGCCCCATTAAACAACTGGCGAATCTTTATTGCCGTGCCCAACAGTTTTGAGCCAGCCGCGAACCAAGTTGTCCCCGTGGAAAGTGTCCAATCGACGTACGACCAGGCGTTGCCCAGGCTGTTGTTTGGCGAGGTCTCACTTGCTATGGTTCCGCCGCCGGCTGTTGATAAAGCACCAGCATACATCGGGGTATGGTCTTCAACGACGTTCACCAACGTGGACAACTTCAGCCCATTGTTGGTGTTCGTTGTGCCATCGAAGGTGCCAGAGGAGCGCGTTGGGTTGTATCCAATCTGAAAGTCGCCCTGCGTCACGCCACCCGAATTGCGTATAGTGAGTGGATTAGTTCCCGTCGCCGCGCCAGATGTGACCAAATCGATCTCTATTTCATAATCACCAGGCTTGAGTGCATATCCCTTGCCAGCACTCCCTGTGCTCCCACCGGGGCTGCAAATTGGAACGCGAGAGGAGCTTAAGGTGTTGTACACTCCAGTCGTGGGCGCCCCCGGCAGCGTCGCTGTGAAGTTGTCCGAGAGAAGGCAAAATCCTGTATTGGCCCCGGAAGACACGTCCACCTGGTTGGCAGAGTTGGAATAATTGTACGCCAGCTCGATATCGGAAATTCCCGTGTCGGTAGACGAGGCTACTGAAAACGTACCCTTCACATGGCACATAAATTTACCAATGTCGCCCGTACACGTGAATCCCGTCTCCGACAACACGACCAGAGTCCCGAAAGTCGTGAACAACAAATCCCTGGTCCCGGCCAACCGCGTCGCGAAAACATGGTTACTCCAGCTCGGCCGCGCCAGAGTAAACGGTAGAAAGACCTGTCCACCCTGCCTACCTGCCGCTTCCTCAGCTGTTTGTATGTTAGCCGACCCACCAGGCATGAGAGTGGAGGTGTACGAAACGTCCGGATCAGGATCGATGAACGCCAACAGTCTACCCGCTTGATTGTCGGGTTGATTCGGTTTAAAAGACACGGTTAAACTCTTAAGTGTAAACTGTGACCACATGGACGCCTCCTTCTTCATCCGTTGTCCCATCGACGATATGTCAAGAACAACCGACGACAACAACTGCCCGGCAGAGTACGTCCCACCTGGAATGGTGAGCAAAGTGAATTCTGTTTCAAAATTCTCAGAAGTTCTCCCATACTGCCGTGGTTCCCTAACGTTTGCAGGGAAAAATGCATTCCCTTTGGATTTTTCCTTTCGCTTGGGTTGGTTTTTAAGACTCTTTTCAATCATAATCCGAACTTCTCGTTCAGAGAGAGTTTTAGCATTGGACGTCTTCTTTTTGCTGGGAGTTTTCTTATTCTTTGTGGACTTTTTGTTCGATTTGACTCCACCAGTTTTCCCATGCGACGAATTTCCAGTGAGGGCATGCACATTTTTATTTCGCTGTTTCCCCGAGATACTCCAATCGTATGCCGCGATTGGTGTCTTTACCACGTCGGACCACCCCAAATGGGTCTTCGGCTTGTTCGTCATCACTGGCGTCCCTTGTGTATCGGTGTCTGCAAACCATTCAGCATACGGATGGTCGTTTGTGTCCGTCAATGCTAGAGTGTGCACATGTTCCTCCCACTCCCTTTGCCTACCCCAGTCCCAATCGTACGCATTATTGAGAGCAAGCATACTTTCTGAGTTTGCTCGGCAATTTCTGTTGTCGGAGAAGTTCATGCGCCACACCTCATTTTTCGCTTCGTATGCCTCGATCCCACCGCACAGTTTTAGTATATGCTCCACAAATGCGGCAAGTGGAGGACACGGGGCGACGCTAGGTAGCAAACCCAAACAAACGCCTTTCACCAGAGCTAACGGGTCTACATTCGCCGGCGGGTCAACAAACACCCCGAATCGTGCCAACACTCTCCCCACTTTTGGGATGAATGTCCACCCCTTGTCCGTTGGGTAAAGCCTGCTTGAACAAAACTCAACCTTAGTTGGGTCCTCACGGAAGAAGCACTTACACAAGAGCCCGAGCAAAGCGAAGAACTCAGCGCAATCGATCATCTTATTCCAAAAATATCGCATGACGACATCGTCTCCACACAGCAATATTATAACCTCTTTAAGCGCCCGCGCAATTGGTATCCCTTTGCTGTGGGAGTACATAAAAATGTGGAACAGTCCATTCATTATGCTGTTAAACAAATAGGTCGGGTATAATCCCGACGGCCACGAGCCGACACGAGAGTACATGTGACCGTTTGCCGTAAAGGCAAACACTTCTGATGCGATTTTCCTCATGATTTGTACGACTGCGGGGGGGGCTCCGAACCACTTGGTCATCCAAACCAAGAAATCCCACCAGTCCTCGTCGGGGCTGCTATCCCACATATCGAAATCGTTCTCGAGAGTGAGAGCTCCATCCATTTTCATCAACTCACGAGCGTTAACGCGCGCTGATCTTCCGCCGGAGAGCTGGAGAGCAAAACCCGCCTTCCATACTTTCTTCACTTTCTTTTGCAAGGCTGAGAAAAAAAGGCGAAATCAAACAGTCCACCTCTTCCGAACATCCGGAAATGTTTCGCGGAGGACGTTTGCGTATTCCAGCCGGAGTACGGTACAGCAGCAGCTCGCATTTTGGGAAGCATTTAAACCTCGCTTTCTTTTTCAAAAACAGCCCAGCCAGAGGGCGTTCGGCCACAATTCCCTCTTTTTCCAACTCCTCATGGCATTTCTGGAGCAATCTCTTTTTCCCAGGTGATGAGCCACTCTCTTTTATATACTGGTCCCATGGCGTTGGCTTCACATTCCTGCACCCAGGGAAGAAGAGATGCATATTTTGTTTCAGTTTTCCCTTCATGTATGCCCACATACCCCTGTTGGGTGTCGGGGTTTTTTGAAGCACGCGGTGTGTTATCGAGATCTCCTCGTTGTGTTTGTTGGGCGCAAAAGCGACAGGTGTGTACCTGCTAACGTTTGGGGCATAGCGGAACACGCACTTCCTGACTCGGTCCCGAGCTTTCTTGGTGTCATATTGGAGATCACAGAACATAGCATCGGGACGAAGATCTTTGTTGGGCTCAGCCCGGCAATTGATGGTTTCCATAACGGCTGCTAAACAAGGTCCCGGGTTCGGCTCAACGCCCTCACGAGTTAAATCACGTTTTGGGGCCTCCCGCGCAGGCAACTCGACCAACCTAAGCAGTCTTTCGCGCATCGCAGCTATCTCGTCCCCATCGTCACCCGCTGCCGGCTCGGGCGCGTCCTGTGCCCCTTGTAAACCTGCTCGAGCTGCTAAAGCCCTAGCAAAATGGTGCACCACGCACGGCAGCGGAACCACTGGCACACACTCCCACATCCAAATTATGACGCGCCCAATGGTGCGCCCGTCGTAGCCGGG